AGAAGCAGATGACCTCATTGGTATCTTCTGTACTGAACATCCCAAGGACACCATTGCAGTAAGCGGTGATAAGGACTTCGGAACTCTACCAATTACTTGGTACAATCACCTCACCAATAAACTCACAAAGACTGGCGTTCGTAAAGCTAAACGCTTTCACCTTATACAAACTCTTACTGGTGACGCAGTAGATGGATACAGAGGTCTCAAGGGTGTGGGTGCTAAGACTGCTGAGAAGATACTAGACAAAGGCGGAGCTACTTGGAAGACAGTAGTTAATGAATACAAGAAGCACGACCTGACTGCTGATGATGCCCTACTGACTGCACGTCTAGCATACATATTACAAAACAAAGATTACAACAAAGAAACACAGGAGATAAAACTATGGAAGCCGTAACCTGCCCAAAAGCAACAACCTTACCTGATAGCGGTAAACGCTCAGAGTTTGATACCGGTGCAGTTAGAGATGCAATGGAGGGTAAAGGTATGCCTTCGTTGTTACCTATAGCTGCACTTCGTGCTGCCTCTAAACGCTTTGAAGATGGAGCAACTAAGTATGGCAGAGATAACTGGATGAAAGGTATTCCACTTAGTAGATATATAGATAGTCTCTATCGTCACCTGTGGCAGTTCATAGAAGATGATGACAAGGAAGACCACGCAGGTGCTATCATTTGGAACGCTATGTGTCTTGTTCAAACAGACGAATGGATTAAGAATGGCAAGTTACCTAAGTCCTTGGACGATATAAGGAAGAGGGAATGTGAAGAATCCCAACAAATTAAGGAATAATTATGGATGCTCCACTTCCCTATATAAGCCCTGAGTTACTCAAAGCATTGACTGAAACATTTCCCCCAAAGGATTTCGGTACAGACAAATCGCTTCGTGACATAGACTTTTATCATGGGCAACGCTCGGTGATTAATTTCCTTGAACATCAATTCAATATCCAAAACGAAAATATATTAACGAAAGATTAATTATGTGTTCATCTCCTGACATCCCACCACCAGTACCACCACCTGCACCACCCCCACCTCCTACCAATATGGCTAAGTCTGTTCGTAATAAGCCGGCTCAAAGACGTAGAAGCGGAGGAGGAAGAACAGGTATATCTGCTTTAACAATAAGACGACCTTCAGTAAATGTTGGCACAAGCGGTATTGGTGCTAACGTCTCCTATTAATGGCTGACAAAACCCTAACAGTAAATGGACAACCATTCACGTTCAATCGTGATAGGTTTGCAGGTGTAAGAACTATGACAGTCAATGGGGAAACTCGTACTGTAGACCGCACAGCTTCAGTCATAGACTCAGACAGAGCAGGAGAGTCTCGCCCATTACTTAGTAAAGTAGTTGGTGGAGCAGCAGCAGCTTACTCACTTCGTGACCTCAATGATAAACAAGGTAACAATAAGGTAGTTCGTGTACGCAGGTCTAGTGATAATGCGGAGCGTGACTTCCTAGCTAAGGAGTTATCTAACGCTGAATTAATAACTTGGGTTGGTTCTGGTAATGATGGTCGCGTTCAAACTTGGTATGACCAATCAGGTAATGATAATCACGCTACTCAGACTACTACCTCTTTTCAAGCTTTGATTGTCAGTTCTGGTTCTTTAGTATCTAATGGTCTAGACTTTCAAAGTGATACTTATGATATTCCTACTGGTGTTATATCTAATATTAATTCTGTATCAGCATTTGTTGTGGCTAAAAGTGATACAACAAGTGGAAGTAGAACAGGTTTAGCTTTATCTAGGAATAACCCTGACTTTAGATTCTATAATCCAATTATAGTTAGTAGTAATTTTAATTTTGGCTACCAAGATAGTGCAGCAAAAATATCACTTGGTTCAGCGGATACTAATAAACATTTATTTACAGCAATAGCTGGCTCTTCAAACGCTGAAGCATTTTTAGATGGTACTTCAAAAGGTACAGTTTCGTCCGCGGATGGTATAAATGCATTAAGTAGCGGAGGAATTGGTTCAATTAATGATGGTGTTGTTTGGGATGGAAAAATTCAAGAAATTATAATTTATAACTCCGACCAAACAGCTAACCGCCCAGCAATCGAAGCTAACATAGCTAATCAATACGGCATAACCCTTTCATAATATGTACTTACTATTTCCAACTGAAGAAGACGCATGGAGTCGCTCCGAGCAAGAAGGCATCAGCCTTGGTCTATCCTTTCATACTGAAGGCAAAGGGTCACGCTATGTGACAGCCCCAGAGCAAACAGTAGATGGTCTATGGGCATTAGATGTTGAAAGCTTTGACCTTGATGAAAGCGAACAAGCGACAACAACAGTGGACGTAATCTTTCCAGAACCACAAGAAGAAGAATAATTTATGAGCAAGCAAACAGCACAAAGCCTATATACCTCCCTAGAGGGGAAGCGTTATCAATACCTTGATAGAGCAAGGCAAGCAGCAAAGATAACTCTACCATACGTTATGCCTGACGAAGGCTTTGGTTCTCATAGCAGACTTGAAACTCCCTTTCAGGGCGTTGGGGCAAGAGGAACTAATAACCTAGCATCCAAACTATTACTCGCACTCCTTCCCCCTAACGCCCCCTTTTTCAGGCTCAATATAGATAAGTATGCTTTGGCAGCCGAAGGTGCTGATGCAGGTATGCTTTCAGAAATAGAAGCAGGTCTTCAACAAGTAGAAGATTCAGTCATGGAAGAGATTAGTCGTGAGACCTACCGAGTAGCTATTCACGAAGCCCTGAAGCACCTCATCGTAGCCGGCAACGCTTTAATATATATGCCTGATGATGGAGGAATGAGAGTATTCCACCTTGACCGCTACTGTGTTGAGCGTGATGCTATGGGTAATATACTTTATATATGCACAAAGGAAAGCCTTTCATATATGTCCTTGAGTGATGAGCTTAAAGAGCTTGTTGGTGTACAAGGAGAAAGTGCTGATGAAACAATAAACCTTTACACAGCAGTGTGTCGCAAGAGTGACCACTGGCACGTTTACCAAGACATCAATGGTGTACGCATACCTTCTTCTGAAGGTGAATACAAACTAGACAAGAACCCTTTCATCCCTCTTCGGTTCACTCGCATAGATGGCGAGGACTATGGTAGAGGATACGTTGAGGAGTACCTTGGAGACCTACAGTCTCTTGAGTCCCTCACCCAAGCTATCGTCGAAGGTAGTGCAGCAGCAGCTAAGGTATTGTTCCTTGTTAATCCTAATGGAACTACAAGAGCTAAGACACTTGCAGAGTCACCTAATGGTGCTATCTCTCAAGGCAATGCAGCAGATGTATCAGTCCTTCAGCTAAATAAATTTAATGACTTTCGTGTTGCCCAAGAAACTATCAATCAAATTAAGGATAGACTTGGACACGCCTTCTTACTTACATCAGGAGTTGTTCGCCAAGCTGAACGTGTAACTGCTGAAGAAATAAGAATGTTAAGTATAGAACTAGAGTCTGCCCTTGGTGGTCTTTACTCATTACTTAGTACAGAACTTCAGATGCCAATGGTCAATAGACTGTTGGTAGTGATGAAGAAAAAGAAATCATTACCAGAGCTACCTAAGAATGTAGTCAACCCAGTTATTATTACTGGTGTCGAAGCACTAGGGCGTGGCAATGATTTACAGAAACTTGACTTGTTCCTTGCCGGAGCAGCTCAAGTTGTTGGTGCAGAAGCAGTCGCTCAGTTTGTTAATGTGAGTGAATACTTTAAACGCAGAGCAACCTCACTAGGCATCAAGACTCAAGAGTTAATCAAGAGTCCTGAAGAGATGCAACAGGAGGCACAGCAAGCCCAACAAGCAGCGATGATGCAAGCTGCTATACCTAATGGCGTAAATGCTATTAGTTCCCAAATA